ATTGTAATTAGAATTAGTTTCACAGGTCCATACAGTACAAGGGTGATAGTGGTGAACTGCCTTGTATAGATTTTTTTCTAAGTAAGTATCTGTATGTACATAGTATTTAACCATGCGTTTACCAGATTTAGATGGCCGAGTTTCCATGTAACCATCTAGCATTCTGTGTGCTGTAGATAACATCTGAGCTGACTCTACAATCATTTTGACTACATGTTTGTCGCACTGTAGTTGTGCTGAGACAACTGGACTCTTGTCTAATATAAAAATATTCATAGTATACATCTCCACTAAATTAAGTTAATTTATTATACCATACCTTAGCGGAGATGTAAACACTTATTTTCTGTTTTTATGAAGAATTTTGCTCCGCTATTACATCTTCAATATGTTGATCTATAAATTGTTTCTTTAGCATAATCTTATGTACAAGATCGGCTCTGCCCTTTTTTTCTAATTTCTTTGAGTATTGTACCAGTTCTCGTGAGTCACGTCTAAGACGTTCAATTTGAGCTGAGATCATATTAGATAGTTTCCTTAAAGTAAAAAAGGCCAAAGTAGAATTTCTACTTCGACCCATTGGTTAATTATTTTTATTTTGCTAGGCAATATTAGTCCTTTAGAAGCCCAGGAAAGGCTTCATTTACTATAGGTCTAGTTAATGTTTTTACGGTCTTCTTTTTCGCAATCATAGCAACTACAAGTTTAGCATCTTCCGGATGAATAGCTTCCAGAATTTCTATAAACAATCTTTCCCTTCGGAGCCCATTCATATTATCACCAGGTCCGCCTACTACAAAGTTGACGAACTTCTTGTGCTGTTTACTGAGTTGGGAAGGTGCACTTTCAGGTTTATTTTCAGTATAAGGTGGAGCACCCGCAGGTAAGTTCCATCTGACTGTATCATCCATCGTGCCACGGATAACATCTTTTAACCACCATGATTCATTCTCTTTAAGAACAGCTATACGCTCCTCTTTACTTCTAGCCTTTGAATATTTCTCAAAGACTTCATAAACAAGTTTCATAAAATAAACTCTCCTACACTTTCAATTAATAATCTACAACGTTTGTTAATCAGATAGTTTAGAACCTTAGATTTATTTTCCGTTGGATCTTGGCTATCATAGTTATTTATAATATCCAGTTTTATAGCTTCTGGTAATTCCATTAGATCAATCATAGTACGATTACGTTGTATATTGCGTAAGACATCTTGACCAAGAGCTGAGGGGTCTTCCATTAAGGCAGCTTTCTTCTTAGCTGATAAAGGTGTCTGACGACGACCATCTACAAATACATCATCATCTGATAATACATTAGGTACACCATCGGACGAGTCACCTTTAAGCACGTGCTCAAGTAAAAATGTCCTAGGGTTCTTCTCTACAATAAGTTTCTTAGTCATAGGAGAATACTGCTTAACATTATTATTTACTTGAAGTTGAGCAAAATCTTTATCTGCTGATATAATCATAACAGGCTCATATCTACCGAACTCTTGAGTTGCCGTAGCTATCTGTGCTATTGAATCGTCAGCTTCACATCCATCTTGATGTACTACTTTATAAGGAAAGTTATCACGGATCTCATCACGTACTGTATTAAGAATACGAAATACTTCATTCCAATCTACACTAGATTTCTCACGTGATTTCTTACGATTGGCTTTGTACTGAGGAAACACACGTTTACGCCAGTTATTAGTACCATCGGCAACAACAACAATCTCACCAAATTCTTTACTGTACTTTTTGCGGTACATACGAATTGAATTAAGAACCATATGACGGAGTAAATCTTCGTCAGTCTGCATTTTCATAGCAAGGAAGTTGCCGATGGCAACTCCATTATAATCAATTAATATCATATAAACTCTTCCATTTTAACACTACGTTGATCAATAATAAAGGTATCTAGTAAACCAAATTTATTGGCATCTTTAACCCATTCTAGTGCGCTACTTTGGCTATCAAAGTAAGCAATTGACTTTTCATCATTAAGCAGAGTATATTCTGCTACAAACATTATTTGTGACTGGTTCATTACCATTCCTTTCTATCTCCGCTTTCTTCATTATATTCAAATCCCATGCAATAAGCATGAGTTTCTTCGGCAGTTAATTTTTCGATACGACCAAGGTTATGAGTACCATTATCATATTTGTGAGGTGTGTATCCTCTACCATAATAAGAATCCATAATGCCACGATCAAAAGGACCGCCATGCTCGTTGTCGAACATTTGATCTTTGAATGTTATATAACCCATATTATACACACTCCTCTAATCTATTAAACATTTTAGTTAAGTAAGCATGACTACCAGTATGCATACAGCCATGACCGCCATACTTATTAGTAAGACTTTTACCGTCACGTTCTACCATAATGATAGCACCACGTCCATCATTATCAAGTTGAAGTTGAAGTTTAAGTACAGATGTAAACTCTTTTCCATCGTAACCTTGATGAAGAGTAGTGATTTGTTTAAATGTATTATTCATAATATAATTCCTTAGTTATTGTTTCTATAACTCTTATATCACATCTAATCACAAATGTAAAGTGTTTTCTGCACTTTTTTTAACTTTTTTTATAAAAACAATAAAGTGTAACAAATATGTTACATCTAACCTTTTACTCTTTTTTCCCATGCTTCTTCAAATCCATCTAAACGATATGTGTATTCATGGTTGCCCCACATCCTTGCAAAGTATGAATTGTATAGTTTCTCTATATCTTCATCTGTATAGGTTTCTGGTATCAAGTGGCCTTTAACAGCCCACATTAACTCATTGGCTTTCTTTATATTAATCTCTACCATTCATCATCTCCTCGATTAAATTTGCAACGTGCTTAGAATGTATCTTTAAACCTATGAATTCATTATAATAATTCGGGTCGAAAAGTACGTTTTTATCGAATTGCAGTTTTGCTTCGTAATAACTCATCTCTCCCTTGCTTTTACACAATCTTAAAATAGTGCGATTCCAGCGAGTAGGACCATGTTCTTCTAATAATAGTTTGATTTGTTCGTTAGAGCCATAATACTTCATCCAATCGGATTCTTTCTTAACAACTCTTTTTCTGGTCTTACCTTTTAATGGCTTTAGACGGCGAGTGGACCAGAAACCCTTCTTACCGATATACTTTTTACCATTACTCTTATCTTGTACTTCATATACAAAACCCACCCAAGACGATAGTTCATCTGAGGTGGGCTTAAATTCTTTATCTTCATATAACCACATAGTAATACCTTATCAACTTAAGGCTATTTAGTAGTCATCTTCCTCATCATATCCATCAGATTCAAAGTTAACCGGATGACCACACATTGGACAATGATGTGGTGTTTCGTCAGACATAACTTCTACAAATGTTATTTCTTCACACATACCACATTCTATTTTTATTGGTTTAGACATACTCTCTCCTTAAGCCTCACAAGCCGCACAATTCATAATATCTCTTACCAATTCTTGAGCAGGGTTAGCTGATCGTTGGTAATAGAAAGTTTTTACACCTAGTTTCCATCCTTCTATAATCAATGCATTCACATCTTTAGCTGATACATCAGGGTGGATAAGTATATTTAAACTCTGTGCTTGATCTATATATTTCTGCCTAGCACCAGCTTGTTGGACAATAACCAATGGAGAGATTTCAGAGAAAGTTTTAAATACATCTTTTTCACTCTTTGATAAGAAATCAAGATGCTGTACCGAACCACCATGTTTAAGAATACTTAACCAAGTTGCGTCATAGTCTACATTATGACTTTTAATTACTTCGTCAAGATATGGGTTACGATAAGTAAACTTACCCTTTGCCAAGTCTTTAGTAAAGTAATTAGAAGCCAATGGTTCGATAGATGGTGATACTTGACCTAGAATAAATGATGAACTTGTAGTAGGAGCAATAGCACAAGTAGTAAGATTGCGCATACCATATCCTAGCATACCTTCTGGTTCACCATATTCAATAGCAAGTTCTTTAGATGCTGCCTTAGAATGATCTTCAATAAACTTAGAGATTTCAACAGTTAATAGATGAGCATCAAATGACTCAAACGGAATCATCTTAGATTGTAGATATGAATGCCAACCAAGTTGACCTAGACCTAATGCACGCCATCTTCGAGCAAAGTTATTGGCAGAAGCCATGAAAGGAATATTATCTGTCTTTTCAATGTACTCTTCCATAACAGCATCAAGAAACCAGATCATTGTTTCTACAGCATCAGTTTCTTTCCACTCATCATACTTTAGCAAGTTCATAGATGCTAGATTACATACAAACGATTCATCTTCTGCAGATGGTAAAGCAATCTCTGAACATAGATTAGATGCCCAAATTTTAATACCTTGATCACGTAATACTTTAGGTGCATTATTATTTACTGTATCTTTAAAGAACAAGTAAGGATAACCACTCTCACGACGTTTACGCAGAATACGTGCCCATATTGTTCTCTTATCTACATCACCATCAATCATGGATTGCATCCACTCATCTCCGATAGTGACACCAAGACTTAGGTTAATGATTGATGAACCTTCTTCACGTGCATCTAAGAATTCCATAATATCTGGTGATTCAACATCAAGATATGCAGCCATTGATCCACGTCTTACATTACCTTGAGCTACAACATCAACAGTTGTTTCCCATAAGTTCATAAAGTGTACGGGACCATCAGCAGTTCCACCACTCTTAATAGTTTCACCTCTTGATCTTAATGCCCCAAAGTATGCAGATGTTCCTGCTCCTAACTTTGTTTGCATTCCTACTTCTGCAGTCTTTAATAGAATTGATTCCATAGTATCAGAGATATAAACTCCATTACATGAAATTGGTAATCCTTTAGATGTTCCATAGTTAGCCCACACAGGAGATGAAAGCGAATAGAAACCACGACTCATATAGTCATAGAATTTATCAGCCCATCCAGTACCTTCTAATTCAAGGTTCCTTTCTGCTGTCTGTGCAATACCCCTTACTCTTTCTTCAACGGTCATGTTACCGTCAATGTATCCACGGGAGAGGAACACCCGTGAATCATCATTTGCCCATTCAAAGCCCATTATGTAATCCTTCTAAAATAAATCATCGGCAGAAATGCCCTTGCCTTTGGCATACTCAACAGGTCTCTTTTGAAAGAAGTCTGTCATGTTAGCACCAAATAGTTCTTCGTCAAACCAGAAAGTCTCTTTAATATGACCTTCATCATAGACGATTTCAGAGTTATCTATACCGATCATATCCATAGAATCTGCCATGCGCTTAGCGATAAATGATTTTAGGATATCTGCACTTAAACCTGGTGCTGTATGTCCATCCATAATCCAGTCAATTACTTTGCTTTCTGCTTTTAGTGATTCGATGCACTCATGCTTGATACGGTCTTCTAATTCTTTATCAAATAACTCAGGGTACTCTTCACGTAATGTTTGAATTAATTTAATGCCTACTTGTGCGTGTAGCATTTCTTCATTACGTGTATACTGTACTTGTTGAGCACAATCTTTCATTACTGCTTTATTACGATTTAAGTGCATGATAATATAGAACTGTGAGAACAAGCTTACATTTTCTACAAACAATGTAAAGAGTGCAATTGAGTAAATATATTGTTTACGGGCATCTTTATATACTTTTTTATTATACTTTCTTAGATAATCTACTCGACCTTTAATTACATCAACATTAAGGTTCTCTTCAAATACGTGTGTAAGATGTAGAACATCAAGGATCTTTTCGTAAGCCATATTATGAATAACTTCTGAGTTAGCCATAGCAAAGCCTAAATCTTTAATTGATGGGTGAGGTAGATTATTACCTACATCAGCCCAGAATGATTTAACAGCAATCTCAATCTGACCGATAGCAGACATTGTCTTAACAACTATTTGTTGCTCAGCTGGTGTTAAATCGTTTTTAAATTGGGAATAGTCTGATCGGAAGTTGAATTCTTCCGGTGTCCAGAAACCTTTCCATATAGCTTCTATGAACTGTTTAGTCCATGGATAGTGATCAGGTTTTCGGGAAATTTGTTCTTCGAATAGCATGCAATTAATACTCCGGGGCATGAAACAAGTGGATTCTCATTTCTAGTAGGTAGTATTATATAGCATATCAGGGATCTTGTAAATAGCTAAATGTAGTAATTTTTAACATTTTATTA